GTGTACATTGACATGCACATTAAATAGTGCCTCGATCTGATTGAGAGTAGCCGTCCTCCTCCTGATAAACTCAGTTCCATCCTCATCAATGGCTGTTTGCCAATTCGGAGAGTGCCAAGTGTTATTTGCGGGCGTGACATAATCTACGTTCATTGAATAGACCAGGTGCGCGTCCGGCCTGACTTGTCCAGCTACTCTTCCCATATCGATCTCCCTTCGTTATCGAGTACTCACCCGCTTTGCGATCTCATAGGCATAGTTCGCGCCGGAGTTCTCGCCAGTGTAGGCATTGTACAAGGCATCCATCTGCCCCTGCCATGCCCGAAGCTGGGAAACGAACGAGTCACAGTCTGTCTGCATTGCCGCAGTCCACGCAGGATCGTCTGTGGCCGGGTATCCTTGCTCGACTCTGCGAAGCTCCCAAAGAGCCGCGTCGGCATACTCGGCGAGGATCTCCTTGGATGCTCGATAGTCGAGGATGGCATAGTGAATCGCCGTAGAATGTCGCTGCATCATTGTCTGAATTTGTGTGCCTGTCAGCATCGCGCCTGTCGTAACCATTTCAATCTCCAAAAAAGAACCCACCACAATGGGTGGGCGTATTTCCGCTTCATTCACCCCTGTCTGCTAGTATAGTCGCCAAGGGATGGTTTTGGGCAATTAGCTTTTCCGCTGGAGGATAGCACCAATAAGCTCTTCCTTCGATGCTCGCGAGATCTTACCAATCCCGAGGTGTCCAGCGAGGGTCCGAAGCTCCTCGATGTTCATCCTAGAAAGAATATCCTTGTTCAGCATTTCTCCGCTGATTTCAAACTGTTCTCCCTGAGCGGATGCTTCTTTCGCTTTCTCCTGAATCTCCTCTACGGGGGAGCTTGTTCGCATGGTGGAGTCGCCTCCGAATCGCCATTTGACACCCAATCCGTAGCTTGGATCTCCGTCTCGGCTCTCACGAAGGTTCCTTGAATCAATGCCCAATTTTTCGATCTTGAAAAATCCCACGTCATTCTCCTTCAAAAGTGAACAGGGGGCCGTAGCCCCCTCAAGCTAGGATCGGGCCGTTGTTACGGTCGATCAAGCAGCGAGTTCTTCTGCTCCACGCCGCCCACGTTGTACCAGACCACTGTCGCGAACGGACGAGGCACCTGGGGTGCAAGCACGTTTGCGAACAGCTTGTTGGAATACAACCAGCCGAGTTTCGCGAGGTCGAACTCAAAGAGGCCGGTGAGCTGGGCGAGGGCCACAGCCGAACGTCCTTCTTCGTACTCGTTCACGCTGTCGCTCGGGGGCATACCGAGGTCGATGGACTCGGCATTGGGGGACCAGATGTCGCCACCGAGAGCGAAAGTGGTTCCCGGAAGGAACTGGTCGTCGTCGACGAACGTGATTGGAGTGGTGTTCCCCTTCGAGGTTCCGTTGGGAATCTCTGCGATGAACATCGGGCTGCGAACCACAGGTTCCATGAAGGTGCCTGCCTGTCCAGGATCGGCCACAAATCCACGGTAAATGCGGAACGAGAGTTCGTCGCCACGAGGAGTGATCGTGAACTCAACCGTTTTGCCAGCGGTAGCGTTGACGGAAGCTGAGACGGCTGAAGCCACCGACTCGCCAACGTCATTCACTGCACACACGATGTAGACCATGCCCGTCAGGCGCTCGCCTGTGGTTTGGAATCGGCCAGATCCGCCGACGTTCACGGCAGGCTGGGTGATGGTGCCAGCGCCAGAACCGCCGAACGAGAACGCGGCGGGAGCGCCGGGGATGGCGACGCCATTGGGTCGGCCAGTCTTCACCATGGTCGACAGTGCGGCTTCACGACGGAAGTACACGATGTTGCCCTGGACTCTCATGCCATCCACGCTGTTGCCCACAATCATTCCCTGGGTGGTTGCCTGGGGAGCGATCAGGAAGCGAGCGGCGGGATCGAGGTTGTTCTCGATGACTTCAACGCACTCAGGAGCCATGTAGATTCGACGAAGCGACGCATTGCGCTTGGTGATTCCGACAGCCTGTGAGCGGATGTTGTCAGGGAGAAGGTGCTGGCCGCGCATGTCGATGAACACGTCACCATTGGTGAAGTATCCCGAGGCTGCGGGAGCCTTGGTGAGTTCGTCGATCTGCTGGAAGACGCCCTTGAACTGGTTGTCATCCAGGGTGTCGCGAGTATCCGACCGGAACAGCTCTGTGTTCAGGATGTACATGAGCAGTCGGCGAACGGCCATGTCGTTTGCGGATGCGATGTTTGGCTGTCCCATTGCGCGGATCGTGTTCTGAAGAACTGTGAGGCCCTGAACCGTCGAGGTCTTGCCGTACAGCTTCAGGTTGACGTTGCGCTTGGTGCCGCCGATGTTGGCGCTGGTGGGAAGGCCGTTGGCCGCAAAAGAAGCCTTGGCGTAGTGGTTCCCATAAGTGTCAACAATGGTGAACTCGTGATTGACCTGACCAGCACGAACGCGGGGGAGGTCTTTCAAGAGGGTCATCTGAGCGCGGTCACGCTCGGAGTACAGTTGAACATAAGCCTCGTCTTCAAGGCTCTCCTTCATAAATGGCGCGATGCTGCTTCCCGTTGCGCTATCAACGGAAAGGGCCTTCCGCACCAAGTCGAGAATCTGAGATTCGTTGTGAACGCTCATTCGTTAAACCTCTCAACAAAAAGTTAGTTTCCTAAGCCCTTCCGCTGTCTTATTTGAGACAGGACAGGTCTCCAGTTGCCTTTGCTTGACGATACTGATCCATCGAGATCTGACCGCCATTGACGGCCTTGAACAGTCGATCCGTGTCAGCCTTGGTCATTTCAGGCTTCTCGGATTTCACCAGCTCGTCAGTCTTATTCTCCTGCGTTGCCACCATACCTGCAACACGGGGAACCCCTGGCATCTGCTGAATTGATTTCATGACGTCGGCGTGAGTACCGATAGCCTTGGCAAGCTCCTTGTTCTGACGAACGAGGTATGTCATTGCTTTGGCGACGGTTTCATTCAGCGCGTCACGGCGAGGATCTGCCAAGTCTGCGACGAGCTCGCCGAAGATTGCCTGACCTTTCATCATGTGCGAAAGAGACTTCTCCATGCGAGAGAGTCGAGCGCCCAAGTCGCCAACTGCTTCGCCCATGCTTTCCATGAACTCAGTAGCATCGACTTCTGTATTCTCGTCTTCTTCGACCTGAACCGACTTCTTCATCTTCTTCTTGAAGAAGGATGGCTTGTCATCCTCGTCGTCATCATCCTCGTCGTCATCATCGCACTTCGCGGCCTTCTTGACGTATTTCTTCACGTTAGGATACTTGCCGCCGCTATGAACGGGATCTTCGGCAGGATCATCTTCTGGATCGATGATGTCCTCGGGGTCGCCACTCACATCGTCAGCCGAAAGATCGGAAGGGTTCCGTCCTTTCTTCTTACCCTTGTTGAGATAGTCACGAGCAGCACTGACAACGGCCTTCTGAAGACCTTCATCCTCAGACTCCGGCTCGTTAATCGTCTGCTCAAGCTCTGCACTCAGTTGCTCAAAACGATCCATAATAGCCTCCTGTTAACCAAACTTACTTCTGAGAAAATCCCAGACACGAACTTCAGCCTCGATACGACTCATGCCTTTTTTGAGCATCAGCCGGTCGCGAAGGCGTGAAGCCAACTTTCCAACATTGTCCTTCTCATTCACCGCAGCCCCTTCCAAATCCTCCTGCATAAATGGTTTCGCATTGGAAACGGCAAGGGCCGCCCCTTTTTCAACAGAGTCATAGAATCGATCACCCGTCAGGATCTCAACCCTACCAGCCAAGCTCTTGGCCAAGAGGTCCACAGAGGTTCCTTGATTGATCGGGTGAAATGTCAGTGCGATATGGTAGATGTCAGCTTTCTTGACAAACTTTCCACAATCGCTGCGCTTGACCACTTTGCCTTCGACTGACTGACAAAGGCCCATGGTGTGCCCAGACTTCCTCAAGGCATTGTGCTGCTGAACGATCTGGTCGCTGGTGTACTTGACGCCATTCTGCTCAAGCACCGTGAGCCCGCCGATGATCTCTCCCTGGCTCTTCCAGACCGGATCTTCAAACCAAGCCTTTTTCCCAGCAGGAACCCCCACCATCGCGAATGGGATGTGGTTCCAGTTGAACTCTCCGTGTTCCATGAATGGGGTGAAGTTCAGTCCCTTTTGGAGCAGTGCTTCACCCTCCAGATCTTTGTCTGGCGTGGAGCAAATGCCCTGGAATGGATACACGACGGTATTGTTCTTCTGAACTGCCTTCAGGAGATCCGACTCGATCCCGCCGAAGCAAGCTCGGAACGATCCATCCGAACGGACGAAGAAACCGTTTTCATGCTCAATGCTAATCATGCTTCACACTCCTCTCTATTCATTGTTGGGTATTTGCTGTTGTGGTTTCAAGGTTTGAGTCGGATCTTGCTTTGATCGGGCAATAGAGATGGGGTTGGGTTCATTTGGGCGGAAGGGCCTTCGGTGGTGGGATCTGAATTCCTGCTTGGCGAATGATGCGCGCAACCTGTGGAGAGAGACTGATGGACTCCCTTTCGATCGGATTCAGCGACAGGAAGTTTTCCGCCTGCGCGATGTCGGCCTGTTTTCTCTCCAGACCCCTGATAGTGACCTGAGTGTGTCGCTTCAGGCTTTCGATCCTTTCGCTGGTGGTGAGACAGCTTGTCGGCCTCCATACCTGGAGCACAAATGGATTTCCGAATAGATCAATCTGATCGATGTAGCACGGGATCTGGTTCTTCCTGGACAGCAACAAGGATTTCCTCCTAACCTCCAGCTTCCGCAACATCCCCTGAAGGACGGTGACTTGATCCTGAAGCAGGGGGACCATTTCTTGCGCCACCCGCTCACACTCGAACAGAAAGGACAGGTAGCCATCTCCGATGTCGTTCTCCCAGCGAGCGACAAAGGCTTTCGCTGAGTTTACCGGGAAAATGAACGTTTTCACTTTGCGCTTGTATCCGTGTCCACTAACCTCGCGTATTTCTTGCTGAATGACATGTGGCATCCAGCCGAACACCTTGCTTTTATTGTCCTTTCGTTTGCACTTTCTCAGAACCCCCTCAACATCGACTCCAAGCCTTGAGTTGTTTCTTGTCGAACATCGAGTCGGGCATACCGTCCCCGTATCCTCCCTGAAGAATCTCTTTGGACTTGGCTATGAATTGCTCGGCCCGAGTTTGTTTTGAGGACATGTTTCTTTTCCATGCTGGCATTGGCGGCTCCTTCGCTGCTTCATGAAATGGCTTTTCCGAATCCGGCGTCCAGTTTGGGGCTTTTTTCTTCTTTCTGGAATAGTTGGGCATTGTCGGCATGGTCATTTCGGATGGGGGTGCTTTCGCGAGCCAGTCAACTAGATCGGAGTGGGCTTTTTTCACATTTTTTAATTTCTTTGGCGTATATCCCGAAAGAGTGCCACCACCGAACTTTTTTTTCATAACTTTCTTTCTCACGGATTTCCCTCCTTTCCCCTTACCACCATACACACTCGCGGCCATGCTCTGATGCAAGTCTCCCTCTATTTTTTCGTGAGAATGTATTGGTGAATGGTCACTTCCTTGGTTGTGATTTACCACAAATTCCTTTTCACCAGGGGCCGCATGTCCTATTCTGTTCTTTTTGCTTAGTTGCATTGATGGCATTGAATGAATGTGATTTTCATGGACCCACGCTGACACTACATGCCCCTTCTCTCCGACTGGGGTATTATGTGATGCAAAGATCTGCGCTACCTCTTTGTCCGGGCTCCATGACGTTCTGGTTTCTGATGAGAACTTTTTCCCCTTGACCTTGCTTTTTACCTCACCAGCGTCCATGCCTCGGTGCATCAAAAAACTTCTGGTTCCGTCTGGATTCTTTTTCACCTGCGTCAGTCCGTGAAGTTTGTGGAGCATCCGTGATCGCTCATTTCCTTCGGCTCTTGGCAGGCTCTCCCTGGATTCACTTACGTTGTCGTGCATCCATCCAGCCGCGTGCGGAGACTCGACATTTTTGAATTTCATCTTTCTTTGGAGAGATCCCTTAGCGAGCCACTGTTTGATTTTTTCTACTGGAGACATTGGACTACTCCCCGTTGATTGTATCAACTTTTTCTTGCCACTGCTTCCTGCTGATCTTTTTCGGCTTCAGGTGCGCGGCGATTACGAATTTCATCTTCTTTATGAATTGCTGGTGTTTGAAGGCTTTTTTTACGTCGTCCTCGATGAGTGATTCAGGTACATTACCCTTCCCCATCGCCCAGAATGAAATTGGTACTTCATAATCTGGCCCAAGCTCTTTGGCAATCACTGCTAGTCGATGATTTCCTTCCCCTAGATACACCTGTCGGGTATGTCGATCCATAATCAACGTACCCCAGTCGCCCTCTTTCCATCCGTGAGTCTTGATAGAATGAACCAACTCGTCCCATGACTTCACGCCATGTCTATTGTGTTCTCTCGACCAGTCGTACTCCTTGAATGGAATGAGATCTTTTGCCTTGACCGTGAGTATTTCGCCATCCTCTGGAATAGCCTCGTACTTCATCCACCAGTCAACGATCTCTTTTAATGTAGGCTTCCTTCCTAGCTTTTTAGCCACAGAAGAAAATGTGTAGTATTGCTGATATTTGCTGGCTTTCGGGTTTTTCGGATCGAAATTCCAGGAACTATCCTCTTCTTTTTCGATCCTTTTCCATTCTCCCGATCCAGTTTTCTGATACGTTCCATCCTTGCGATGCCGAATCTCGCCGTACAACGCTCTCTTGCCAGCTTTTTTCATCGACCCAATGCCGCGACCACCATTAAATCCAAGTTTGAGCCTCCTGTTGTGCATCTGGCATTTTTTACACTCAGGATCTTTGCACTGTAGGGCATGTTCCCTGACTATATTCAGGATACCCTTCGTATTTGCTGCTTCATGCGGGTTCTTCGGAAGGTTGAGAGTGTGATGATCTACTAGCGCGAGATTGTGTTTTTGTATCGACGATTCGTCGCCGTTGGACTTTTTCAGCGACCCAATTCCGCGACCCTTCTTGATCTCTGCTGAGTGCTGCCAAGGACTGCATCGGCAGTTCGGGTGGACAGCGCCCTTGAGGTTTTCTGGAATCCTACCAGCAACCCACATTCGCGGCCTCGTCACAGGCCCGAACGCCCCCAGACAGCGGTGGCACGGATCTCCGGTCCTGCGGAACACCTTCGCCCCTCGCCCGTACTGCTGGATGATAGCGTCGAGAGCCCCTCGCGCCTTGGCGTCCGTCAGCTCAGTGACGGCGACCCTGTTCCAGTCTCTCTTGTCCTTGTGAGTCGGGGTGTCGGCTTCATGCTGGAGGAGTCGAGCGAGTCCTCGTGAGGAAATCTTCTGCTTCACTGCGCGGGAGACAAGGCGCTGAACAACAGCCTTGCGCTCCCGGCCCATACGGGTGATCTGCTCCGTCGTCACCTCATCCACCTCTTCAGTCTTGAGTAGGTTCTGCTCAGGGATTGGCTATTGCTTTTCACGATGATCCGACCCTGGCTACTTTGCATTGTAACCGTTTTCCGGCTCTTCTTCAGGGGCCCCTTGACCTCCGTTTCGATGAACGTGAGCTTCTTCTGGGGTCGAGTGTAGGCGACGTACTCGATGTTGCGCTCTTGCTGAATCTCATCGTCTGATTTGGCCCATTTCGACGGCATCAGATCCCTATTCAGGATGAATACATGTTCCGCTTCCAGGCCCTTTGCCTTGTGGATGCTTGAGAGACGGATCGCTCCTTTGATATCCTCCTCGGCGAACAGATCGTTGATCTCAGTAGCGAGGCCGGTTGGCGTCTTCTGGTCCGTGTTGGCCACAAACTGCATTAGGGTTTCGGCGGTGTCAGAGATTGACGACGTATCGGCGTTCTCATTGCGCTTCAAGGCCGTCTTGATCTCCTTCGTTTCCCACGCACGGATATTGTCCATGAGCCCTTCCATATCTGTGCCTTCATCAAGTGTACTCACCATGCTGGCAAACCGCTTCCCGTAGTCCTTGCCAATCATTTTCACAGGGATGCGCTCCCCTCGATCCGTCTTCGAGAGCTGGTGGCGAAGGAGCTG